GAAGTGGCTGATTTATATTTGGTTATTCTCCATCCTGATAATCCTTCGTATCGCCGCATGCGTCTCAATATCATGACCGATGAAGTGGAAGACATGATTGAATGTCGTCGTAAAGCTGTTGCGGCAGGTTGTAAACAGGCGGTGATTCTCCCCTTGCCTGAAGTAGAAATGGAAGAAGAGGATAAATCAAAACCACTGGCTAGCTTCTCGTTTAAGTTTTAATTAAAATCATGATAGAGAGTATATGGCTGATCCAGAACCACAAACAAATACGATTGGTGCATCTCCAAATGCACAGATCAGAGGACGCCCTTTAGTAGCCATGCCTGGATTAACTCCTGATCAGAGACAACAATCAATAGCTGCACAACTTGCTGCTCAATCAGGACATGTATCACGAGCTCCACAAGCTAATTCACAATTTTCATATGCCCCAGGTGCTCTACAAGCTAATCCACGTGGTGGTAAAATAAAGAGACGTACAAATAAAAGAAGAAAAAGTCATAAAAAAACAAAAAGACATTATCATAAGTATAAATAATATTTTTATTCATTCATCACAGCACTTGCTCTAACACGAGGCTTTCGTTTAACAGATGGAATAATTGATAGAGCAGGTTCTACTGCTGCCTGTGCTACTTGCGCTACTTGTGCTGCTTGCGCTACAAGTGGTTTACGAGGTTTTCTAATTAATGGATTCTGTCCAATTAATACAGGTGCAACAGGCTCTACTTCTTCCACTTGTTTTCTCTCCACGTTCTTTTGTACAAGCCCCGCAGATTTCCATCGCTCCTGAATACGTTCAGGTAATGATGCAAGTTTAACTTCTGGATTTCCATTTTCCTCTATCAACACGCCAATTGCATTTGGTAAAAAGACAAGAATCATAACTTTATCAAATGATCCAATAAAGGGTTTTACAAACTGAATATTTTTATCATCATCAGATAGTTCTATTAGATTAATCATACCAATTGGTTTAGATATTTTTCTCACATAGGTTATCAATTGTTCTTTTCCAAAGATAGTTGCATTTTCATTTAAGCCAAGTCCCCCTAAGCTTATACCTAAAATACTTGTAAATGGCAATAATGGTTTGGATGGATCTTTTTGCTCCAATATTCTTACACGCAAATTAGAGTCTTCTCCTAAAAGTTCTTTTAGCTCTAACCCTTCTGGTACAGTTATATCTGAATCATCTGGTTCCTTTGACATTTCTTCATAATATTTAGCTTCTTCAATTGTCTGTTTGGCCCAATCCATTTGTAATAGATTTGTCCATGTTGGTGAAGACTCTGGAATAATATATTGATCTACTTGATGTATTGGATAAATAATAGCAGCTACTTTTGAAATGGTTCCTGATCGCAATTGTTTTCTACGATTTGGAAACCGCACTAATTCATCAATAATTCTCTTTGTAAATAATTCAGGTGTACTTACTTCTCTCTCACCTTGTTTATTACTTAAATCAGTTGTAGCAGGTACATGTAATAAACATTTTCCTGCATCCTCTTTCCAATAACATGTCCCGCTACATGCTTCAGGAGAATCAATTACTCTGCAGTCTTTTCTTAAAAAGGATGTACTGCCTGATTCCCATGATTCTTCATCAGGATAAAACCATGATAATAAAGTGGAAGATAGAAAGATATATAGTCGTTTTCTTCTCTCATACTCAGGATAATCTGAATTAAAAATAATTTCTTCTATTCCTTTTCTAATTCCTGATCCACCTTTTGAGCTTACAATCCAATTAGATACCATCAAACGAAATTGCTGATATAATTCTTCAAATTCCATATAGGATGATTTACGTGCTAATTCCACGTCTCTTCCACATCGCTTCTCTATTTGCGAACCTTCTACTAGTGTGTCCCAGTCATTTGAACTAGTCTTATCTGGAATACCTGCTAATTGTTTATCAATCATCCATTCTAATTGATCCAGTGTAACAATTTTTAATCCAAGTGCAGCCAGAGAAGATTCATTTTTTGGAGGCGATACAGGAATATAAATTCCATTCTCAAGTTGAACCGCTGCAATTTGCTGATCATCTTTTCTACGTGCAATATATTTTATCCGATAACCTGGATACAATGAAAAAAGCGATTCAAGATGTTCTCTATAATAATTTACTACATCCTCTACAGCAGCAGCTTTAAAATCATCCCAGTCTAAATAAATGCTTTTAATGGAAAATGCCATTGAAATAGATATAACACCATCGTCTACTACAGGCAATGCAATCAAATTCATAGAACCTGGTTTGCGAAAAGTTAAACCAACAATGTGATTATAGCTATCTTTGATAATTCCTTCAGGGAGAAATGGTGAGGGATCTATCGCTTTTGAAAGAGGAATCATCGCCATTGAATTAATTCCTGAATGCGATGTATAAATAGAACGGTAGCGACTTTGACACTGATTCATGTATTCATCTACACGTTTTTGTACAATATCAGGCCATATTCTACGAGAAGCATAATTCCATCGCACAATCGTTTCATGAATTTCGGATTCACCTCCTTTTGCAGGTTTATTACTTGTATGTATATATAATTCATAACGAATATTATTTTTTACACTTCTTGAAATAAATGCAATATCATTTTTTCTATGACGATCTATTGAAACACCAAAGACTGGACATTTTATAGTAATAGGTTCTGCTCCATTATCCTCCATAACAATCAACTGAAGACCTTTTGTTGTAAATAATCCTGGTTCGGCCAGTAATGGCTGAATGTGTCTTAAATCTTTTCGCTCTGTTGGATTTTTAATAAATCTGACAAATCTATTATATGCATTATAAATACGAATGAGTGGATATAAATTTATACTATTCACTGCAATTCCAAGATGAGTCTGTGACCACAACATAAGCTCTTGTTTTGTAGCAGGCATGGCACGTCCATCTTCTGGATGAAAAAACTCCAATACAAGATTTCCAAAATGCGCATTTAAAAATATACGAGGTACTACCACTTCAAGAATACGTTCTTTTACTTCTTCAATTGAATTTTTATATAAAAGAGGTGCCAATACACCTAATAAGGATTCATAGGGTGTATTTTCTGTTCCAATACGCAAAAATCCTTGAGCATTTGGTCTTAATTTTGATTGAATGGTTACACGAGTTACCATATTTTTATCAGAATTTTGATTAAAAAATGCATCAAATTGAGGAGAAATAGTTGCAAAGACACCTGCATCAGGATGCTTATTAGGCTCTAAAATATATTCCTTATGAATAGTTTCAAATAATACTGCATATTCAACTACTTTTCCCATGCGGCGTACTAATGGTTCATCATCATATTCTTTGTCTTCTACTGTATTATTTATCTCATTTTCTACTGCTAATTCTTGTAAAGAAGAACGTATATGTGCGAATGGATCTTTATCTATACGAAGTTCAGTAGATTGCATAACAAAACAACAAGGTAATGCAAAATTTTCAGGATGTCCTGATTTGGACATAAATCCCATGTATTTATGATGTGTGGTAGAACCTTTTTTATCTTTTCTCTTAATCACAGTATGTCCTGGCACGATTGCTTTTTTATCTGTGATCAATGTGCCATAACAAAAAGGACATGAATCTTTTGCTTTTGGATTTCCTTCTCTATCCCTTGTAGATTCAAAATCTTTTTTACGAATCATTATTTCATCACTCAAACAATAATATTGTGGACAAAAATAATAACGTATATTATTTGCATCAGATCCATATCGCATTAATGTAACCGTTTCCTCTGTACCCAATGGCTGTAATGGTTCCGTGTCATCTAATAATGGGTAAATAATCCAAAAAATAGGATCATCTTCATAAATCTCTCTCATACGTTCATATTGATCCTGTGTTAATACAGATGGCTGACGATCGTCATTTCCTGCACACTGTCTACTATATGCACTTTTATCGCCATCTTTTGGTTTATAATCAAATAAACGCTTATCAATTTCTTGCAATTTCTTAATGAACCAGCTCTTTGGATTAACTAGTTTTTGATCCTCACTATTTCGTATTGGTTGTTTTACTTCTGTTGGTTTTGGTTTAATTATTTCTTCTTGTTCTAATGGATTTGGCGCTGTTTCTGGAAGAACTTCACCTACATCAACCGCTTCATCTGCAAATGGATCATTAATCCAATTAGGCACCATATTTCCTTTAACAGATACATTAGATGCTGTATCTGCTTTCACTTCTTCTTCAGCAAATGGATCATTAATTACACCAGTATAATCCTGTTTTACTTCTTCTGTATTTAGACTCTTCTCCTCTATTTCATTTTCTATATTTGTCATGTTCGCATGACGCTGATTTGTTGCCGCATTTACAAAATATCCATCTTCTTCAACAAAGAGTAAAGATAACACGGTGTAAATTCGCAAATAGGTTTCAAAACTATCAATACGATGAATATGAAAATGATATGAAGGATGTTGTGCATAAATATGAATGTCAATACCTGGATTAAAATTTTCAATAAATTCACCTTCTTCTGGAATTTGTACAGTAAATTCTCCTCTCTTTTTAAACCACTCTGCTAATTTATTTGTTGCCTCCTGTTTTGAAAACTGAAATTCATTCTGAAGCGCATCAATCATATTTGCATCAGCTGATTCACCATCCATTATTTTCTCAGTAGCTAATTGTGTAATAAATGTAAAAATTTTATCTTCAGATGCATATTGGCTTACTGCCTTGTATCGTAGAGAAATCATGGTTTGATCATTTGCAAGAGGGTTTATCTCTTTAAAAAAAGTTGAAAAATAGGGTAACCGTTGCTGAATTCTAAATTTATTAAATTTTTTTGATTTAACCGATGTTTTAAGAGAAAATAATACCGCAATTTCTTTTAATTGAAACGTGCTAAATGATTGAGGTAGATCATGAAACACATCATCTACAATGGTGGTGAAATTACGAAAATCTAAAATAGGGTGCAATGTACGCACATTTTTGGGAGGTTGTAGTAATAAATTCATTGTTCCATCATTTGATATACGTATTGTTCCATAAATTGGAGGTGTAATATCAATTGCTGGACGATGTATATATTTAATATTACAAAAATCAATTCCTGGAGTAGGAGAGATTTCTTTTCCCCATACTTCTAAAACGTGTGGATCATCTAGCGTGGGAATTGGTAAAATCCCTTTTACATGTAATTTAGTAACTGCACTTCCCTCTGCAGGAAGTAAGCGCATATAAGGCCTTTTATCTGTAACCTTTATACGATAGAAGAGTGATGCACTTCCTTCAAATCCTCTCACTGGCTTCTTCCATATCAATGCTAATTGTTGTATTCCTGTCACCTTTATTACAGGAACTTCAACACCTTGTTCTAATAAATCATTTAAGCTATTTAACAGACGTGTCTGATGAGAAATAAAATAATTAATTTTTTTGCCAAATTCTATATCTTCTGCAGTAGCTTCATAAGGACCTTCTGCATTTACATATCGAAAATAAGGAGCAAATCGTTTGTTCCAGTCCTCCTCGCTTAATTGACCTTTGTATTCTTCTAACAGTGTTTGAAGAGGAAAGACATGAAGAACTGGAATTTTCCCCTCTCTTGGTTTTAAAAAGACCTGTTCTATGGTACTACGACCTCGAACTTCATAAGTTGGACTAGCATAACTTCCATCTGCGCTAACAAAACGCATATCTGGATGAGTTAATGTATATTCTGGATGTTTTAGCACATAGGTTGCTCTTGCATCATTTGTTCCCATTGGATACCATAAATAATCCAGTGGAATGTAGGTTGTATCCATTGTAGGAGGCTTCTCAGAATACGCAGCCTCTTCTAGTGGAACACCTACAAAGGTAAAACGTGGAAGAAATGCAGAGTTTCCTTTATAATGGTTGCATATCATATGCTTGATATGGTCAAGCGTGTCAAATGGATAAACTTGTTCAAATGTAATTTTTTCATATTCTTGTTTACCCTTCCATATCATACATTGAACCGGAGGAATATCCTCACGAAGTGAGGCAAGTAATGTTGGATAAAGTATCTGCTCTATATCAGACGCCATCCCTATTCGCACTTTTTAGAAAAAAGTGCCCAAAATTTCACTTTGTACCTTTTCACAAGTAATGAAAAAGTACAATATGTAATATAACAAATACAAAGGAATCTATTATGCATCATTTACTTTTTTTACATTATTTTCTTTGCTATATTGTTGCTTAAGCTTCTCCAAATAAAGAATGGCGTCCATATGTTCCTCTTGTGCATGTTGAATCCAATCAAGCAGGGACAGATCAGTACGATCTAGATCTGTTCCATACTTCTTCTTTCCAAACTCCGCACGAGCTGCAAATTTGTCTATGATAGACTTAACAATGGAATCCATATAGAATATTATAGAATTGCATGTTTAGGCCCATAAGTGAATTATGCCACCTTCTTAGACATTGTCCCAATCTGAAAATTGGTTCCATCCTTTTTCGGATCATATCGTGGTGAATCTGTAATGTAAACTCCACAGTAACTCACTGGATGCGCTGAAAAATCGGTATACTGATATATGTTAAGCGCTTCTGCCTCTTTTAACAGCCATCCAAAATTGTTCCAGAACTCAGAATCATGACCTACAGATTCAGTACATACATGCCCAAATTCATGCAGTGCCACAAACATCATCACGTTTTCATTTACTAGACTTTCATCTGGCCCCTGACGCTCTCTCAAACACATATAAATGGATTCGCCCTTATTGACAGTAGAAGAAGTATGTTCTGAATCAGGAGTTGCCTCTATAAACCGAGAAGGATCCGAACGAAAATTACGAATCATCAATTTCACTTGTGGCTTATCTGGGTATTTTTGCTCCAATGCATTGCATAGCTTCACCAACTTCATACGAATCTTGGCCATTAAATTTGCAGCCTGTTGTTTGTCTGCCATATCACGAACCTTGTATGTTTTACCATCTACTGTAGAAGTTACCATGGTAGTTGGAAATCGTCCCCCTCCCACAATGGATTGAAAAAGTGAACTGGCTGTTTCAAGAATAGACATCCTCCTAACTTCATGATAGGATTTACCATTATGCGCCAATCTCAAGGGGTCTGTGACTGATATCCGGGGAGATAGTGGACTGATTAAAGATACTAACAGCCACTTGGGGATTAGGAGGTTCAGAACGAACTTGTAAATTGGCATTGCGCATGCTCTGACCAACCGTGTTGACACCAATCAATGCGCCTGCACTCAAGAAGTTCTTGCCTTTTAAGGACCCTGGTCCCATGGGATTCTGTTCTGCCCAGACACTCGCCATATCTTTTGGTAGGAGCTCAGAAGGTGTTAATTGATCTCGTGGATAACAGCCAGCTGGAGCATCGGCAGAACCAAACTGTGCAGGGCCTTGATAAGTACTCAAATCTGCAAATCCTTCTGCAGATCCTGGTTGCCTTTTAAAGGCAGCATCTGTGTTCTGAGGATTACCATTCTTGTACATCGGATTGACAGGAGGACTGGCTGAATTCTGTGCATATTGTGGTGCACCTGGTGAGGCATTTACACCTGCAGGCGCAGATCCATGCGCATCACCAGAGGGAATCGCACCATTGGCATTAGCTACCATGGCAAATTCATCATTTGTAAATCCTTCTGAGAAATGAAATAGAGATGAACGATAATAAAAAATGGTTACAAATACAATAAAAAGAACAAGTACAATCATTACTATATTCATCATGTGTGGATGACGTTCTATCAATGTATAGTAAATTCATTGAAGATGTATTTACTAAGATTGATAATGAAAGAGCAATTTTGATTAAGCGCCAATTTCCAATGGACGATGGCTGATATCCGGGGAGATAGTGGACTGATTAAAGATACTAACAGCCACTTGGGGATTTGGTGGTTCAGAACGAACCTGCAAGTTGGCATTACGCATACTCTGACCAACTGTGTTAACACCAATGAGAGCACCTGCACTCAAAAAGTTCTTTCCCTTCAAGGAGCCAGGTCCCATAGGATTCTGTTCGGCCCAGACACTGGCCATATCCTTTGGTAAGAGTTCAGATGGTGTCAATTGATCACGGGGGTAGCATCCTGCAGGCGCATCCGCCGAGCCAAACTGAGCAGGGCCCTGGTAGGAGCTGAGATCGGCAAATCCTTCAGCTGGCTTTGCTGGTGCAGCAGACCCTTTAGCAGCAGCCTTATCCGCTTCTGCTTTTGCCTTATCCGCATCTACTTTCGCCTTGTCAGCATCTACTTTCGCCTTGTCAGCAGCTGCGTCATAAAAGCCTTCAGAAGATCCCATTAAACCAAACATAGATGGGTTATATTGGTGCACAATGAAGAGTACAATTAGAACGACGAGTGCAAATAAAACGACGTTCTGCATTTCTATACCTGTCTTTACTTTCTATAAAAGAATGAGGGCATAAATTTATACCAAATTGTGCCGAACACCTCCTTTTTAGAGTTGTACCTCTTCCTCTTCCTCTTCTGAAAAATCCTCTTCTGTTTCGCTATCGGAGTCTGAAATTTCATTACCATACTTCTCATAGTATTTTGACATTTGGTGCTGTGCCTTATAAACTGCCAATTTTGCCTTCAATCGTGCCTCTTTTACTTTTTGTTTATCATAAAACCTTGCAGGACTATCTAATTCCAATGGTTCATCCGTAGCGTTTTTATCTAACGGCAAATCATTTAGATTTAACTCTTCTACACCATCCAATGTATCAGCTGAATCCGGAATGGACTCTTCTACTACCGGAATATCAATGAGTACTGGCTCACATTGGTATTCCCAATGTACTAAAAAGACACCGCCCGTAATTTGAATATTTTTAGGTATAAATACAATATTTACTGGATTTGTAGTAGGCTGGATACCAGTAAGCGTATGTTTTGTAATTTTATTGATCTGCTCTACCGTATATGGTTTAGAGAAATGCTTAGAAGATGCATGTAGAAAGGTAGAAAGAAATGTATTCCACCAGTCAACATTGTTTAGTACTGTTTTTTGCAGTGTGTCTAGTGCAATAGGGACATTGTCATCTACTACAATAGATAATTGCATATCATCTGCTGCAAAATCTATTAGAAAGGTATAACATGGATCGTTTGTGCCTGTTTTTGGATTTAATATTTTGGAATACTGCGGAGCTTTGATGGATGGCATTCTCTGTCAACAGCGATTAGAAGAGATTGCATAATTTCGCCACAGTAACAAAATGCCATTAGACCGGACAAAAGATAAAGAACGATTTGAACATATGTTAAAAGGGTGGATTGATCAATTTGCACTATCACTTATTAGCTCAGATACCAAAAATTACATTCAACAGCTTGTTATTGAGCCATTTCTACAATATATTTTTGAACGATCTTTTCCATATGTAATGATTGCTATTGGGGTTTTCTCTGGAATTCTTATTATGGTAGTATTAACCTTTGTATTATTGTTAATGAATCGCAATAAAGTAAGTTTATGTCCATTTTGTGATAAAACATTTTAGACATTTTAAAATTGTATGTATAGTAACGAGAATACCTTTCGTAATATGACAGATCCCGGTATTGGAACTTATGTTCGATATTGGCTGCACTATAATAATTTAGCATCATCCTTTTATAAACAATTTGGAAGTGCTAGAAAAGTACGAGATGATTATGAAAAACAGGTTATTGGAATACTTCGTCAAAAAGGTATGGAAAATGCAACCATACAAATTAATGGTGGGCAAATTAAAATTGTAGACAAACGAGAACCAAATCCCCTTTCCCTTACTACCATAGAATCCTTGTTGCATCAATTCTATAAACAAAATCAAGGTAAAGATCAAACAATGGAAATTATGTCATTTTTACGTGCAAATAGAGGTTATACCATTAATAAGTCTCTTAAGCAAACTGGTATGCCACAGGCAACTAGTACGCCACAGGCAACTAATACTTTACAGGCTATTGGTATACCACATGCACCTGGTATGTCACATGTAACTGGTATGTCACAGAACACAATTACACAACTGCAATAATATAAATTAATTAATATTATATGAATAAATCATATACAATTAACTATTACGATGACCATGTCCCAGATTTAAATGGATTCACTGCAATTTCACTCTTATGATGTTTATAGCCTTGCACCTTTTTATCATACGCTAACGCATCAGGTGTTAAATTGCTATTTTGTGCCATAACATGCTTTGTATCTGCTTCATTTTCACTTGGTCGCTTACCATAGCAATTTACTCCAAAACGCATCTCAGGATTATCAAAGAACCCTCCATTAATTCCTGGTATACCACATGCACCACGCTGATCTTCAGGACCCGCCTGTAACTTATTATAAGTGGATTCCTGTGTAGGGTAAATTGCAGCCTGTCCTTTTACCCATCCATAATTGCACCAATCCGCACCCTGTTTGTATGCTTCCTTTACTTGATCATATGTTGCAAGTTCGGCACCAAATGCCTTGCATAAAGGTTCCGCATCAGAATAGGTGTATTTGTCTTGTGCAATGTTAAATACTTCTTTACGACCTGGTAAAATATTTTCTACCGCTTGTTCTACATCCTCCACAATAGATTCATTAGAGCCATTCTGTGGTTGTCCATGATGTTTTCTTCCATGATGGCGTTCTTCTTTTTCTTCCATAAATGGCGGAGGTGGTGGCTGTACAGCAGTTGGCGGAGCATATCCAAATAGTTCCTTTAGTTTCTGCCAAGCACGCTCCAATCCAAATGTAATTTGTTCACGAAATATAATGATAATAATAAATAATATTACAAAAATTCCTAATGATACAATAATAGGAATAGATACAAAAGGAGATGTATCATTTCCTAAAGAAGATTGAATAGAGTCATTAATAGGTTCTACAACATCATTGCTGAGTGTATTTTTGAATGAATTTGCAACATTTGTCGCTGTATTCTTTATACTATTGACTGGTGCAGATACAAATGAACTAATTGTATTTAATGCGCCATTATTAGAAGTGCTTTTCGGAGCCATGTTGGCAGTATTATTTGAAGGCTTCATAACCGCATTCATTCTATTAGATGATACTATTGATTGTTATAGGAATTTTTTTTCCTTTAGTAATCAAGATAAATAATAATAGACATGATATTTATACAATTAAACACCATCTTCTACCGTACGATTTCCTCCACGCATATTAATATAATTTCGCTGCTGAGGAGTGGTGCAGACACATCCCATATCAGATGACATAGTGGCATCGCAGCATTCAGGCTTCACATCATTATTCTTAAAAATGAAGAGGCTGTCAGGGCCGGGCTGAAACTCAGGGCCCAAGAGTGGTTCATTTGGCAACGTTCCACGCCATGTACTTACACCATTACTTGGTGTTACACGTACATCATCAAATGGTCCAATAGGTTCAAACTTGTTCTTACCCAAACCAGATGATCCTGCATTTTCCAAGAAATATCCCATAAATCCCTCGCTGGAACCCGTATGACGAGAATAAACCATCAGTAGGTTTGCAATCAGCAATAATATCAAGCCTGTGATTAGAAAGCTTGTTTTCATTCTACTTATTACTCGTTAGATAATCTAATTACAGGTTCCGTAATCCGGAGCCTAGCTTCTACAAATGAATACGTCTCATGTATGGACTTGTATCCTACTTCCGTAAAGTCTCGTATACATCTCTCCTTTTCTGCCACTTCATCCCAAATAATAAATGTTCCTGTTTCTGTCATTAGTGACATTCCTATAAGCGTATTTTTACCGTGCGGTGCATTACCTTTTAAATTTCTCCATGATCCATCACTATATTCATATAGATCTGAAAACCATCCTCTGCATGTATCTTTCACATTATCTACTTCTCCATAAATAACACCTTTCACACATTGTTCTACACCCTCTTTATCTAGGATACGTGAATCACGTAACTTAATGGTTGAAATAGGGACAAATCCTCGTGATGTCTTTATTAATGTATTTCCTCCAACAAGAGGATCTGTGCATTGTTTCTTTATATCAGAAATATGTAACATTGACGCAATAAGTTGATTCCATTGAAATTGACCCTCTTCGTCCTCATTTCCAATTTCTTCCCAGTCTCTAAATAAAATTATAGAATCCTCTTTTGCTACAACTGGAATTGTATTTGTAGTAGTATTAAAACAATAGAGAATCTTGGAGATTTTATCTGTTTTTATTGCACGTTCATCCTTTGAAACAGACTTCCATATATTATCGGTTCCTTTCACTAAGTGTGAATCTGACACATAAATTCCATTTAAGTTAGATAATGGAATACCACTGCCATCCATTAGAATCGTTGTTGTAATCGCTCCACAATCATATGCAAGTTCATCGCCTAATGTAATGTCTTTTACATCCTTCTTTGTAATACTACCATTTTTTGATTTTATAAAAATCATGGTACCCTCTGAAAAACAAAATCCACTCTTATCACTACTTGCTTCTGCACCAAGAGAACTAGATAGGTGTGCACTTAATGCCATTACAATACTAACGATTGCAACAAGTGTACCCATAATAATCGGCATAACTGGAAATAAAATAAAAAATAAAATAATAATAATTATCAACATAATGGTACAAATAATAAGTACAACACGAATCACAAATTGAATAGAATTTAATATACCACGAAATAATGTAAGGCCAGAATAAATCATGGACATTGCCATTGCACTCATACGCTGCATTCCCATGCGTAGATACTGCACAATTCTGCTAATTTCAAATACAGATGAATTGAATTTTGCAAAAAAACTTGCAATATAGGAGGAAAATGCATTGTACATTGTTTGCGCTACGTTTCGTATACCATTGATGGATTCCGTTGCACTATTTGCGGTTGATAGATTTGCACGAAATAATGAATTAATAGGAGCCATAAAAAATTCAGTAAATTTATCTACATAATTTTTCATACAAAATTCAAAATTAGCCGTTGAAAATTCGGATTTAGTTCGTGGATCGTCCTCTGGTTTAAAAAAAGACGCAGCCACCAAAATAGGCAATTCACATCGTCTGGAGGACCAATTGCTCATTACTGCAGTTCTTTCCAAATTTGCAATAGTGAGACCTAGTAGGAATAATAACACAAAGGTTATTACCATGAAAGGCCATTTAGCTTCCATCTCCTTTTAGAAATAGAGAGATTACTCTATCGTGAAAAATCTCCATTTATTTATTTATTATTTATGCTTCCAAATGTTTAGAGTAATACGTTTCTGCATCCGGAGAACACAGCTCCATATAATCTCTTACATGTGTTCCATCTTCCAACTCTAACTGTGAATTTGGAGTTACTACAAAAGATAGTAATTCATATAGGCCTTTATGTATAGGATACGCATCTCCATATCGTTTCCATTGGTCATTTGTCCAATATAATGTTGAAGGTGTAATCTGAACATCATTTGGCAATAAACAATATTCTGTATATTGTCTGCGAATGACTCCTATTACTTCTGATCCTGTAGTTAGCTTATCACCAATTTTAAGATCCCTAGCATATCGTACTCCAGATATGGTCTTTATTTTAGTATATTCTCCTATACCAAACCCATATTCTGTAAATAAATACTCTTTCTTTTTATGTGGCTGAGCATTCAAGCGTGCATTTATCCAGTTCATTGTCTCTTTATCGCCACTAGGAGTTTCATCATAATCTAAGAAGGATAAATAACTAACAGGTATAATATGATTACTTGTATTTACACAGTATAAATGATCATCTGAATCCCATGGGCCAATGTGAATTGCATTTGGATGCTCTCCAGCCATAATTGGTTTACCATGATACATCAAATAATGGTTTGTACTGACGGTAACGGATCCTAATTTCACCATGGCTTGTCCTCTTGAATAAAAGCGAAAGGTGGCAGTTACTTTTGAATTTCCTGGAAGTAGAACATCTCCAATCTGGATATCTTTGATAGGGACTTTTCCTTTTCCTTCTACTATTAATTCTGTTTCACCAGGAAAACAAAACGTATCCAAAAAGGAAAAGAGAAATGTATTCGTAAAAGATGACATACCTGTCATGCCTGATACTCCCATATACATTACTGAAAAGAGAACTGCATACATGCGCATAAATAGTGTCTTCAAATGAATAGAACTCAGTCGCAATTTAAAGAAAAAATTTGTAATACGATCGGTAAATTCTTGAAAGACTACATTAATACCACCTCCCAATGTTGCAATTGTATTTCGCAGTGAATTAACAGAACCAAAAATAGTTTGAAGGACAGATGAAAATTGTGCAAAGGATGAACCAACAGATCCTAGATAGGGCTGTGAATGCATCTGAAATATTTTTCCCATACAAAAATCAAAATTTTCTTTGGTATTAAATCCAAATAATCCTGCAAAAGGCATAATCATTGGACTGCATCGCTGATTAGACCAATCATCCTTAATATGCTGTATGTTCATTAATTGACTCGTTCCAAATGTAATTCCAAACATTACACCAATAAATAATACGAGAAAGAATACTGCATTGGTAAAAGACCATAACTCATGCGATAATTCTTTTGGTATTTCTTGTGAACTATTTATTGTCGGTGGCAAGGAGGCCATCTTCCTACTGTCCATCAACAACCAATTTATCGGTAATCTGTCGCTTTATTATTAAATAGTGTAGTAATACGAATTAGTTTGATTAACTTGTACGAATACACGAAATTACATTATTTTTTCTTGAGATCATGTGTATCACGAACCCAATTTCTATCTTTGGCAAAAATCTTACTAGCATCGGGAGCAGTTCGTACAGACAACTTTGATACAGCATCTAACTTTCTATAAACAGTAAGTGCCCCATATTTCTCAATAGCAGACTCTAATGCTTTTTCACGTAATCTATCAGACAATCTGTACTGATAACCGTATTTAATAAGGTCTCCCTTCCGGAGTTTTATAGTTGCATTGGCACCTTTTTTATGTGAACTGCGGTCTTTAATGCAATGTGCTGGGATCTGTACTGTATTTGTCTTAGGATGTACCGTATATACCTTCCCTTTACGACGAACCGTAAATCCTGAGGAGGCTATACTTGGACGAAATTTACGTGTATATCCTTTACGCATAATATAGCCTTTAGGGCATCCATCGTTTTTGCGTGTTGCCATTGCTATTATTCATACATAAAAGATTTATCTTGCACAAATTGATATTCATGTAAACTCTTTCTTATAAAATCTGAATATGGTATGGTATCTGGTATTTGATTTTTACCAAAATAATTTTCAATCCATTCTAGTGTTGTTTTAATAATCTCTCGTGTATCTTCTGGAAAAGATTCTAGTTGATAGGAATTTTTCTTCCCATTCTGCGCAGTTATTGCTAACATATACACCTTATTAATCTTATCCAAATAGGTTTGAAGAACATCATTACTTTGTGCCGTATTTGTTTCTAGTGTTGGTGCTAGCACTGTATTATCATATAATGAATGTTTTACTTTTACAACATTATCTGTAAATTCTTTCTCCATCTCTTTCAACGGCTCTTCATTTGGATAAAAGTCATCATCATCTGACTCCCATGTATCATCTGATCCCCCAAACAAATCCATTCTAGTAGTTCCTTCCACTAGTTTTTTGGAGGATTTTATCACATTAATGCACTCATAAGAAACGTATCTATTTCTTTACAAGACCATATACAATAAACAATATTCCAGCTACACCTAACATCGTGGGCATGGAAGTAGATGATGAGCAAAATCCTTGTTGAAGTACAACCGACTGTGACACAGGTTTTGGAACAGGCGGATCACACATCGCATCGGCACTAGCTTGTACTTGCATCATAGTTAATGCAGTGTTGTTATCATTCAATTGTGTCTTTGTACTATTACTTCCTCCGGGACCGCAGGGCAATGGTGCAACCTGCCTACTTTGTAGCTGACTACCATTACCGCATGAAGACATGCTATTCTATTTCTGTGCGTCAATATAAAACGCTTTTTCTATCTTCTTTCAGATTGAATCATGCCTCAACCACCTAATCAACCACCTCCCGTTCAACGACAATCTATCGCAGAAGCCACCGCTGAAGCAGAAGCAAGAGCCCTTGATTATGATCCATCCGTTAGAGCACAATACATTCGCACCATGTTGCAAGATATTGCTCTCTGGATCTCTCAGGGCGATACAGAAGATATCATCAGAAATCGTGTTCCTGACTTTATTGAACGATATCCTGAACTCTTTAAGAAAATCATTAATAAGCAAGATTTAGCACCCATTCAAAGTATGCTTGCTATGTTGGATCGCATGGCAGAAGGAACCCTTTCACAACACCAAGCATCCGTTATTGTGGGTAAGAAGCTGGTTGATCGCTATGTAACCCCTCAATTAAACGGCGGCGGTGCTCGTAAATAGGCACGTGAAATCGCAGACACCAATCATAACTTGATTTTTCATTTTTAGCTAATTGTGTTTTAATCAGTGTTGTATCATTTGTATCAATTATATGAAACACTTGTTTGAGGTATTCTGTCTGAGACTTAAACGAATGTTCTCTCAATGATTCTATGATCTGTTGAAATTCAGCCGAATAGGATGTAGTAAATAAGGAATCTAGAGGTTGATTGTTTTCTAACATGTTGCACCATAGACGCATCATATCCAATACTTCATCAGAACATCCTGTAAACCCCTTTCCAATAAAATAATGTTCTGGATTGCATGGCCGACTCATTCCTGGTTTATATAATGTCCATTCTTGAAAATGGTAGGACAAAAAATAAAGTAAATCCACCGTTGATTTCTGATAAAAATCAAACATCTTTAAAATGAATATACCCCCTTTATTTAATACTTCAAATCCAATTTTTGTTGAAGCAACTAATAATGGGAAAATCATTTGCTCTTGCTTCGTATAATCATAGGAAAAATCAAATCCGCCATCTGCAGTAAAAATATCCATTTTACCTCCATAATCTGGATGAATTGCATAATCAATAAAATATTGCTGATTAATCGCCTTCATAATATCTCCCGTCTGATCTTCCCCAAAAATAATTCGCACATTCTTGTTTTTTTGTAGAAAATTGGAGGCACGCTTCCATCCTGGAATATTGGATTGTTTAGATTTTAATGTCATTGCCACACTTACATCTATTTTCTTCTGCTTCTTTCCAGCTTCATCAAATAGTGCTTCAATAAATCCACCTGGACCCTCACATACATGCGCCGTTCTTATAGAAGAACCCTGAATGGCTGAGAAAAACTGAATTAAATCCAACATCTCAATCATCTTAAAGTAGGACCGAGAAAGGGGCTTTAAAAAACAAATAGACTCTGGAAAATTCTCATACTTCTTCTGTGTATAGACCAATTCAAATGGATTTACAATTTTCTTATAATATTCCCAGTTTTTACCATTTGTAAGTGAATCCTCATATTTTGTAATACGATCTCTATATGCATGCAATGTTTGTTCCTCTTCTGATTTTTGTATATCGCTCAATACATGTGACTCTATTTTAAAGACTCTTGTCATTTCTGCTTCTGTTTTTCTAAAAAGTGTCATATGTTTCCAATATTTATCTAAAAGAGGAAATGACTCCATTATATAATATAATACAGATAGCTTTAGATTATGTTGTATAATTATAATTATATAACATAAAAAATAATTTGTACGTTGTACGTTGTACTATTTATTATCCCATTCGGTTATTACTTTTATTAGTTAACAATCTCTAACTCAATGTCTGGCTCTTCAAAAGAGGCCTTTGCACCTGGTAGAACCATATTCATCTGAAACTGTGTTGTAGAGCACGGGTCATTGATTTGTAGACCCGTCTCATGTAAACGGCTCAAATCGCCCTCTTCCTCATCTTCCAGGCCATCATTTACCTTCTCTGTATCAATAGATGCTAAGAGTTGCGGTAACATTTGATCATCTAGTAAGATCTGTGAGAATGCAGTACCACCACGAATGGGTTGACCCATCATGATATTCGCAGACACACCTGTTACAGGATCTACTTCACCAAACAAGGCTGCCTTCAACAGAATCTTCTCTGTCTCCTCAAACGATGCCTTTGCCAGTGTACCAATGTCGTTCTTGTTGATACCATAACGATCAATAGACATCAGTCGCCCAAACCGAGTAATCACATCGCACAAGAGACACAAGTGACGATAGTTAACACCTACGCTCTCAAATAGTCCATTGATTTCATTAAAGAGAATCGCACGAGTTGCTTCAATTCCTAAGACCTCATAGATGTCCCACACATTTGTAGAATACAGCTTCGTCCCATCTACGGCTGGATGATTCATGACTTTGATAAAGTTGGATCCATCTGTATCTAGCACAAACTGTTCCACCTGCTCATATTTGCCATTCACATCTTCCACATACTGTTTGTCATTGCGGAATGTCACCGCCTTAATACCTGGTAGACCACGAATAACAATGCTATTTAGGAGCTTGTTCTGAAACTTCTTCAGATTCGTAAAGTCATCCAATTGCGAAGCGGTATCCTTATCCTTCTTATCCTTGTCTGGCAAACGAATACGCATCACCAACTTGTCTGCATTGTAATCACTGTAAACTACATTGATTTCATTGTTGAATTGCGTCTTAATTACAGATACCACTTCCTGAATGGAGATGTTACGATTAAACATTTCCTCACGATTCAGCTCCAAACGTAGTACCCACTTGGACCATGTATCCTCTAGGGCTTCATCTGCAATAAGCCCCTGTTCAAAGATACTATAGAACTCCATCAGTTCCTTGTCTTCTTCAACAATCGTGGAACTGTCCTTCTCGTCCCAGTAGATCGCTACTTTGTCCGTGATATTGCGTAGGACCGTTAGTTCTAGATCCTGTACCACTTCACGGGCCTTGTCCTTGTTATTACGATACTCAGGCTTCAGATAAATCGTCAGAGATGATGCCTTTGGATTTTGCGTCACCTTCAAGAGTTCTCGCAACCGAGGTACACCTCGGGTCACTGCAGACTTAGAGGCTACACCTGCCTGGTGAAACGTGTTAAGAGTGTTATGCACTAATACATTACAATCTACCATGAAACTATCATTTCCAGGAACAGTGAAGTCATACACATATTCCTTTGGATCTTCGTGATAAATCAAATCTACAATTTCATCCCACACCACGTCTGCATCTACCGCAGATTGTAGGATCTTCATGTTCTCTTCCACTTTGATTCGCTCATTGATCTTTTCTACCTTCTCATCCATCTCTTGAATTTTGGCTTGAAACTCCGCCACATACTTCTCCAAAGTTCGTCGCCCAATGGCTTCTTTCTTGATCCAACGACCATAGGTGCGGCTCTGACCTGGCATCTTCAACAGTTTACCTGTTTCAGCAATTACATTACCTAGCTCGGGAATCTTGTCTACCATTTCCTGTTCTGAATGAATATTCTGACGTTCATTGTACTCAATGATCTTGTCCAAAGCTTCTACCTTCTCTGGTAAACAGAATCCAATCTGCTCCTTGTAGTTCTTTGCAAACTTACGAGGAATCACAAGCGTATGTTGTACTTTATCCTTAATTCGCACACTTGTTTCTTCAGACATTACACCAAAGAGACCCACATATCCCAGTAGCGCAGTCATTTGCTCAATCAGTGTCTTGGAGCGACTACTTGCACGGATAAGTTGACGTTCTACACTCACATTACCATCTCCATCAAAGAAGCCTCCAATCAGACCCGCAATGAACTCTTTGTTGGAATGAAAGACGGTGGCACCAATCTGCTTCTCATACGATCCAGTGTTGAATGTAGTTAGGAGAAAGTCTTTGAGATCTTTGGAATAGAGTGTAGTATCCTTTCCAGGACCATATGCTCCCGTGTAGTGATGTACAGTATGCTTTGTGCCATATTGATTTGCAAATGACACTAGTTTTTCTTCTACAATAGGACTAATCTTTGTAATTTTAACGGAATTTCCATTTAATGATCCGTCTGCTAAATAAATTCCACATATCCAGCCAAATTGATTGTCCATTGCAAAGACAGTAGATCCTTGGGTCATGGACATAATAGGATGAGGTACAACTGGAATCATTCGTGCAATAGGAATACGCATACCTACTTTCAAGTCAGAACCGAGTACTGGTACAATTCCCTCTTCAGAACGTTTTAAGAAGGAATGCGTTAAGGTTGCTTTCGTCTTACGACCAGTACGTGTAACAACTTCTACCATTCCACCATTCGCTGGATGACGACTAATTTCACTAATTCTCTTCCACGATGTTTTCTCATCTTGACTCACACCTACAATGTAGTAGTTATCTTCTAGAGAAAGTACCACACTATCATTGCCAATCACAATTAATTTGTCTTTATTTTGGTCTAAAATAGAGTCGCAGATGGATCCGATGGTACCATAATATTTCAGATTTTTATCATTTTGTAATACAATTAACGAGTCTTTTGAGCTGCTCATTTGCGTGGCGGGTTCGCCAATAGACTGTGCCGCAATAATTCCCACCTGATCTCCAGGCTGAACCCATGACTTCATGTGCGTCGTCACAATGACTTCCATCAGCATCTCAAACGCATCCTTTGTAAAGCGCTCCTTCACAATCAACTTGTGTGGTGCCAAATGAAATCGTAGTAGGGCACACCAGATCTTATGATAGGAATGTGTTCGTTCAATGATCTTCTTGATACCGTCCAAAACCATTGCAGGAGTCAAATCCGTTTTCTCTGTTTGTTTCAGTGCAAACCGCACCTTGATATTCAAGATCCAACGGGCTAAGTTTACTGGGGCAAACACACTGCCCGAATCAAGTGACTTCTTCTGAAACACACCCTCTACCATCATCCGCTGATCAAAGAGAAGATCATTCACATATTCTGTAATCAACTCAGCATCATTGTCACGGATCACACCTTCTTTTAAGACCGTGCTCCAGTCCACTTGTTGCATTCCAAATTGTTCACGAATCTCCTGCTGTGACAATTTTCCAATAGACAGACTCTGTGTCTCAATCTTTGTTGCATTAATTCCGTCTTCTCCATAATGATACTGAATGATATTGTTATTGGTATCACGCACTGTACCATCGTGCTGCACCGTTAAATCCTCCATGGACTTAATAAGCTGACGCTGAATATAGCCTGTATCGGCAGTTTTTACAGCAGTATCAATCAGACCTTCACGGCCTGACATGGCGTGAAAGAAGAATTGCTGCGGCGTCAACCCACGAATGAAAGAGGACTCAATAAACCCACGAGCTTCTGAGCTGTCATCATACTTCTTGTAGTGTGGCAAGGTGCGATCCGTGAAGCCATAGGGAACACGCTTGCCTTCAATAGCGGTCTGACCCAGACACGCCATCATTTGCGCCACATTCAGAGGCTCACCCTTAGAGCCCGAACGGACCATGGCTAATAGACGATTCTCTGCAGACAGGGATTGCTGTCCCAATGAACCCGCATCCGACGTAGCTTGATTCAGAATACCAAAGATCTGATCCTCAAACTCTTGTTGATTGGTCTTTCCTGTGTTGTTGTCAAACAAGTCCAAGTGTACTTGTAAGATAACTTGTTCTACTTGTTTCTTTCGCTCTTGAATCTTCACATCAATCTGCTTTTTCGTATCTTCATCTGCAATCAAGTCACTGATTCCTACACTGAAACCATTCAGAACGAGGAAGTTCTCTACTGTGTTTTGCAGGGCATCTAGGAGATCCACCGTGTCCTTTGGGCCACAATCATTGTAGGCCACGTGGATGATCCCCTTAGACGGCTTCATGTAAATGTCACCATCCACCACCCCTTGCTGAATGTCACCTTGTACGATCTTCACATAGTTGTTGGAAGTAGAAGAGTCTTTCTCACTGTCATACGACTTGTTGCCCATTTCCAAGTTGATAGGAGGCATGAGGGCGCCCAGCACTTGCTGACCCGTCCAGCGCTGCTTTCCTTCTTCTCCTGCACGGCTCGTGGGCATCATGCCATCAAACCGCTTGTTCCACATCATCAGATTCATGAATTCACGACGAGTAAATTCAATGCCTGGCTGCGTGAGACGGTACGATCCCACGAGTGTATCTTGATACACACCAATCAACGGCTTGCCGTGACGGGCTGTAATAATATGGTGCGGCACCGCCGCAATTTCTTCTAGTTCTACCATGGCTTCATAGCTCTGTGGCAGGTGTGCGTTCATCTCCGAACATTCCCCCAAGTTTCCAAGGGGGGCGGACTATATCTTAAGCCACATCTGGTTGGTTAAACCTTCATTTGTGACCCACTGGCATTTAGTCTCTGAACCTTCTTCCTATCCTAACCTTATCGGACGTAGAAGCTTGGCTGCGGATTGCCCATTTCACTGCACCTTTTATGTAAGGCCAGCTCATCTTTAACATTATTACCCTACCTCCAGTATTTCTCTGGAGCCAGACTACTACTTTCATAGTATCCTTGGTAGTTAAAGCTTTAGGGGTTTCCCGAACAATTTGGAAGTGTTGCAGAATAATTGATTGTTTTTATAAATTTAATTGCCTTTTCTTTTAATTCTTCAAGTGTTTCATATTTACCTGTAAACGATGTCGCTATCTTCCCAATGATAACCTTAATAAACTTAGATCCATCTTTTGCACTACGAACTCTAATATATTGATCTAGGTTATCCATATCAATAGACACGTCCTTAAATCTGTCAGCCTTTGCTTTACAGTGTTGTTTTTGACTCCTTAGCATTTGCTCTTTTCTTGCTTCTGGAGTTCCCATAACTGCTTTGAGGCTCTCTGTCATTTTGGCACGTGTTTCTGCACTTCTACTTGTACAGCCTCCTCGTTTCTTAGGAGGATTAAGAGATAGTTTCTCAATATCTGCTTCCATGTTTTTAAATACTTTTCCACCAATCGTTAAGTTGTACCCATTTGGATAAAGAGTGTTATGTTCTTTGATATACTTCTCTTCATAGTGATCTAATTCTTCTTTAGGACATGTAAATATCAATTCAACTTGAAATGCGTCTTTGCCATGCAGGCGTATCGCATTATTCAAGTATGTACACTGTTTCTTTTTAGTGTTACATATTGCTTCACTGAGATGATCCTTAAAGCGTCCTATGAATCCAAATGGTCTATACTTCTTATGATTTTTACGATGGGATAGTGTTTGCCCAACATAGTTCTTATTGGTTATTGTATTTTTAATTAGGTAAATTTGTCCAACAACTTGAGAATCATCGTTTAGTATTTCATTCATTTCTGGCAATTATAATTTATTTTATTCTATCAATTTTCTACTAGGTAGTTATATTATTCGCAACTATGCACTGTAGTTACAAATAGTGATGTTTACACCATTAACCCCAGATTGTGGACATCACAACAATCCGGGTGGCTACCTGTTGGCGACAAGATTTCTACTTATTCATAGTAGGTTTATCACCATCAAAGTCAGCGTTGTAAGGACGAGTGCATAGAACATTCATGCGAAACGTCTTGTAGGGCAACACTTTCACCCTGTGCCCCATCATGGACATTTTGTGCAGCGTCGGCTGCCGATTGAAGAGGAGAATGTCATTATCCAAGAGATGGCGATTCACCACATCTCCCGCATACAAGACAATCTCCTTCGTATTCACGTGCTTCAGTGAGATCATACGACCATCCTTGCGCACAATCGTCTTTGCACCTGGCCATACATCCGCACCATTCTGAACCAACTTGTACAACTTATCCAAATTGTACTTCGTCACACTCTCAGGACTCGTCAGATTCATAGCAATCTCCTTCGGA